CAAAAGAAGCCTAAAAGGTGGAGGTACTGGTAGGGTTATAATGTCTACTGTTGACATGCAAAAAGGTGGTGAAGCCTTTGCCGAAACTCCTGCAATTACTGCTATTCAAGTTATAGATGATGGAAGTAAACAGGCCAAGAAACAGTTTAACAAAGAGTTTAAAAACCTTTCAGCAAGCATGGTAGAGTTAACACCTAAAAACTGGGGTAAAAGGCCGTTTGAAGGACTACCTGACATACAGACACAAGAGTTTGAAGACATTATGCTGGGCAAAAAAGACTTCTTTGTAGAGGTTGATGGTAAGCAGAAAAGACTTAACCCATCTAAGATAAGAAAAGCTTTGTGGGGAAGGATGTCAAATGCAGGAACTCAGAAACTATTTAAATATAACTGGGATGACCTTCAAGATGCTCAATTAAGAGCTGACAAGATTGTTAAGGGCCATGTAGGTAACAGAATGATTATCGTTAACGACCCATCCACAATTAAAGCAGTTGAGAATCAAGACCCATTAACTAAAAATGTATACGACACAGCTCTTCAAGGAGGAGATGGTGTAGGTACATTAGACATTGGAGCTCAACCAGAAGAGATTATGTTCCCAGAAAGGTTTAGACAGGCCTATGATAGGCTTAAAAAGCTATATCCTAATAGAAGTCACGAGCAATTAAAGGATAATGCAAGAGGCATATTATCAGACTCAACCTTAAATGCAAACGTATACTCAGAAACAATAACTGGTGGTCTAGTTGATAATGTATATAAGCCTACAAAAACTAGTGTTACTGTACCTAAAAGCTTACTAGACACTGACAGCAAGTCTTTATGGGATTATCCAGACCAAAAGTATACATCAGCAAATACATCTATAAATAAAACTAAAACAGCTGAAGCATTTACAAAGCTATTGAAAAAGAACGTGTTTAAAAAGGGTAGTGTTAACCTGGATATAGGTGGTGGCAGATTTGACAATGCAAATGACCTATTAAAAGATAAAGCAGGCGCTAAAAACATAGTTTATGACCCTTTTAACAGAACTAAAGCACACAATGCTAAAGTAGCCAAACAAGTTTCTGGTGGTAAGGTGGATACAGTTACAATTAACAATACACTTAACGTAATTGAAGACACACCTAACCAAATAAGAGTATTAGAGCAAGCTAAAGATGCAGTTAAAGCAGATGGCAAGGTTTATATCAGTGTTTATCAAGGTGATAAGTCTGGTGTTGGCAGAGCTACCTCTGAAGATAGCTTTCAGCAGATGAAACCTTTAGCAGATTACTTAGAAACAGTACAAAAAGTCTTCCCTGATGCAAAAATAGTTAACGGGATGATTGAAGCAACTAAATAAGGAGCAAACATGAATCACCAAGCAATAGCTAACATTCTTAACGATGATAGTTTTAAGGAAGCAATGGATGGGTTAATTAAAATGCACTTAGATATGCTAATTAACTCAGATGTAGACGATAAAACTGCACGAGAAGTATGTTATTTAAGAATTACTACTATTAACGAAATAATGGCTCATTTACAGTCTATAGCCGACCAAGAAAAAATAGACAATAAACGATGGAAAATTTAAAGGAATAAAACAATGGCACTATCTACTAAATCAGACATGGATGAAATTATGGAAAGGTTCTATATGAACCAAAACTATAAGCCTCAAGGGTTATTACAAGACCCAAGACCAATAGGAAACGGATTAGAGGCTGATGGGTCTATGATTCAATCTATTGATGGCCAGTCAGCAGGACCAATGACAAATCAAGATTTAAGGACTCTTTCTCCAATACCAGGAGCAGTAACGGGTGCTGGAGCAGGACCAATGTCCAATCAAGATTTAAGAACTTTATCTCCAATGCAGGGAGCAATTACAGGTGGTGGAGCAGGGCCAATGACTAATTTAGACCAGCAAAGGTTAATGGGAACACAGATAGGTGCACAATTAGGAGGCATGGGACAAGGCCCAATGTCTAACCAAGACGTTAATACCATATTACAAAACAATGGAAACACTTTAAATATAGAGTCTATATTAAATAAGATGCAAGGCACTGGACCTATGACAACCAAAGATTCAGATGTATTAAATCAGGTCTTAAATAAATACTATTCATACTAAAATGCCTCTAGGAGCTCATATAAGCCCCGTAGTGAGGTTTTAATAACAAACAACTAGGGTAACTAACCCTAAAACGAGCTATCGTTAAATAGCAATTTAAAAAGGAAGAAACATGGACGAGCAAATCAACCAAGAGTCTAACTCAGTTGAAACTCCAAAAGATGCAACGGAAGTTTTCACTGAAATGTTAGATGCCCAGGAATCAAATGATAAACCAGAGGTAGAAAATGAAGAAGTGGCAACGGAAGCAGTTGAGGAAACTGATGAAGAAGCATTGGAAGAAGAAGTAGAAGAGGAATCGGAAGATGAACCAGAAGCTACTGAAGAAGAAGATGAAGATTCAGATGAAGACGAAGTACAGGTAGAAGAGCGCAAGACTTTCAGAGTAAAGGCTGGTGGTGAAGAGAAGGATGTCACCTTAGAAGAACTTGTGAGCGGTTATCAGAAAGGCGATGACTATACCAAGAAAAGTCAAACTTTAGCAGAACAACGTAAAGTTATGGAAGCAGAAGCTAAAGCAATCCAAGAAGCACAGCATCTAAGAGAGGAATACCAAGCTCGCTTAGGCCAGGTTAGTCAGATATTACAACAAAATGATGCAGACTATTCTGACCTAGAACAACTAAAAGAAAATGACCCGATAGCTTACGCAGTAAAAGTAGCGGAAAAAACAGAAAACACTAAGAAGATGCAAGTAATACAACAAGAACAAGCTAGACTAGCTCAGGAGTCAAATCAGTACCGAGCTAATCAACAAGCACAATTTGTTGCTGAACAATCTAAAATGTTGACTGAAAAAGTAAAGGAATTTTCTGACCCAAAGAAAGCCGAACAAATCAAGAATGATATTCGTAGCTTTGGGAAGAGTGTAGGATTTAGTGACATAGAGCTTTCACAAGTTTATGACCATAGGCATGTATTAATATTACAGAAGGCTATGGAATACGATAAGCTACAGAAAGCAAACCCAGGCATCAATAAGAAGCTATCTAATGCTCCTAAAATGTCTAAGAAGGGAAATAAAGTTGCTAAAACTGATGTCTACACTAAACAGAAAAAGCGTCTAAAATCATCAGGTAAGTTAACTGATGCAGTAGATGTATTCAAAAACTTTATTTAAAAGGAAACATAAAAAATGGCAACATATAAAACGTACGATACCATTGGTATTCGTGAAGACTTACAGGATGCGATATATGATATCTCTCCTACAACAACACCTTTCATGTCAACAGTTGGCAGAACTAAAGCTAAAAACACATACCATGAATGGCAAACAGACAGCCTAGCTGATGTAAACTTAGCTAACGCACAAGTTGAGGGAGCTGATGCAGTATCTGCAACACTAACACCTACAACTCGTGTTGGTAACTATACTCAGATTTCTGACAAAGTTATCCAAGTTTCAACTACAGACGATGTAGTAGACAAAGCTGGTCGTTCTACAGAAACAGCATATCAGCTTTCAAAAGCTTCTGCTGAAATCAAACGAGACATGGAATCAATCCTATTGTCTGACCAAGCACAATCTGCTGGTACTGCTGGAACACCTCGTTTATTAGGTGGTCTAGCATCATGGATTACAACTAACACTGTTGATACAGCTGGTGGCGCACTAACAGAAGATATGCTAAAAGAAGCAGTATTAAAAGCATATAACTCTGGTGGTGAACCTGATGTGCTATTAGTATCTCCAGCTAACAAGCAAGTAGTTTCAACATTTGCTGGTATTGCTGAACAGCGTTATCAAGCACCTAAGTCATCTCCAACAACAATTATTGGCTCTGCTGATGTTTACTTATCAGATTTTGGTTCAGTAAATGTTGTTCCAGATAGATTCTTATCTGATGACTACTCATATGTTCTTGACCCTTCAATGGCTTCAGTAGCTTATCTACGACCATTCAAGTCTCAAAAACTTGCTAAAATGGGTGATTCAGAGAAACATCTATTAAATGTAGAATATACATTGGTAGTAAACAATGAATCTGCTCATGCAATGATGAGTGACGAAACGTAATATGGCTTATGCCCCTTCGGGGGCATTACCTTTAAGGATAAATATGAAATCACACAAGGATGATGTAAAGACTACAAGTGTTGGTCTTAACGATAAAGATGAATTAACTATTAAACAAGAGCAAGATGTCTCTGCTTTAATAGAGCAAAACAAAAAAGAATACAATAATGCTGAGACTAAATGGTCAGACCAATTGTTCGGAAACAAGGTGGCTAGCATACCATTCACAGCAATAGACAAGTTAAACAAGATGGGGATTATGCAAGGATTTTCAGTATTAGACCAAAAGCGTTTTTTCGCTTGGTTAAATGACCCTGAGAATTTATTTTTCAGGACTAAAAAAGGACACCTATAAGATATGCCAGCATTTACAAGTTACGCAAACTTAAAGACTAACATAGCAAGTTACTTGGCCAGGACAGACCTGACTGAGCAAATACCTATGTTTATATCGTTAGCAGAGAAAAGACTTAATAGAGATTTAAGGCTTAGGCAGACTTTGCAACAGTCTACATATAGCATGGATAGTGGCTTTACAGTGCCAACTCCAGCAGATTTCTTGGAAATGCAAGATTTACACTTAGATGCTAACCCAATTATACCTTTAACGTTTCAAACAGTATCTCAATTTTACAGAAGAAATGGTGGCTCTAATCAGCAAGGTGTACCAGTAAACTATACATTAGTTGCTGATAACTTTGTGTTAGCTCCACAACCAACTGGCGCTACAACAGTAAATATGACCTACTACAAAATACCTGCTCCCATGTCAGATACAGTCCCCTCTAATGAATACCTTGAGGTCTGCCCTGACTTATTGTTATATGCTTCACTAGCTGAATCAGCACCGTTTTTAATGGATGACCCTAGATTAGCAACATGGGATGGTATGTATCAAACAGGACTGGCATCAATTACAAAATCAGACGAGCAATCAACTTTCCCAGCTCAACCACTTGCAGTACAACTCACAACTTAACATAGGAACTTAATAAAATGGACTTTTCAAACGACTTAGCTGACAAGCTAATAAATGCAACAGTAAGGAAATTGGCTTACACTACACCAGCACAACCTTATGTGGCCTTATATACTACAGACCCAACTAAAGACAACACAGGAACAGAGGTATCTGCACCAACATATTACAGATTACCTGTAACTATGAAAGACCCTGTAGATGGATTGGGGTACAATAACTCATGTAGGTATTATGGATGCTGAAGTTAGTGGCAATCTAATGTATTTTGCAGAATTAGTAGAACCTAAAAACATTACTGTTGGCGACCAATTTCAGATGACACCAGAAAATTTAAAATTAACATTATCATAGGGTAAATCATAATGGCATTACAATTAAAAGACAGAGTAAGAACTGCCTGTACCACAGTAGGAACAGGTAATATTATTGTAGGTTCTAATAGGGCAGGATATCAAAATTGGGATGCTATTACTAATGGCAATACTGTTTATTACTGCATAGTAGAGGGTAACGAATGGGAAGTAGGTCATGGTGTTAAAACAGATGGTGAGATAACAAGAACTTTAATTGCATCTAGCACAGGAAGTCTTATAGACCTAAAAGGCACAGAAGATGTCTTTGAAACCTACCCAGCTGACAAAGCAGTTATCCTGGATGTTGATGGAAACTTAACTGTTGATGGAGATGTGTTTGCTGACAACTTATACACTAAAACAGCGACAGATACATTATTAGATAGCAAAGCTAATGTAGGTGATAGCTATACTAAAGCTGAAACTTACAGTAATGTTGAAATAGATGGAGAGCTGTTTAAGAAAGCAGATAAAACAGACACGTACACTAAAGCTGAAGTAGATGCTACACAAGATGCACAAAACACAAATATTAATAGCAATACAACAGCTATTGGAACGCTATCAGGAAAGGTAGCAACTAATACCGCTGATATTGCTACACTACAAGATGGCATATTTTTTAGCTCATCCTACACAACAGATTATCCAGCTAGCGTAAATAGAGACCCTGGCACGGGTAATATATACTTACAAAACTTATCAGCATTTACTTATTCATACGCTGATGCTAATCAAGCATTTATATCTAAAACAGACGAGCAAGGTAATGTAAGACAATTCACAGCTGTTAAACCTGATGACATTATTGTATTAAATCAAGTAGAAAGTGCTAATTATGGCCGTTATAAAGTATCAACTGTTAATGATATGGGTACTTATGTTAATGTTATTCTTGAGTTTCAGACAGGTGAGGGAACAGTATTAGAGGGTGATACATTAGCCTTACAAGCATTTCC